CATCTTCTGCAACAAGTGCAGGTCGACATTCACCAAGCGACGGAGGTAAGATGGCTTCAGACCACCACAGGGACATGGGGGACCCTGTAAATGGAGCTAAAACGTATCTTACACTCATAGATGTGATATCCAAAAGCCTACGACCGTTAGGAAACGGCAAAGCCTTAGGTTGCTGCCGCTGCTATACAGCGAGTTCACTAGCGTGCCAATTAATCAAGAGGCATAGCGGTGTACTCGGCAGCGCGGTAATCAAGAAAAGGTCAGGTGGTAGAGAGGTTATCCAGTGGCCCGACTTCCCCCATGGGGATGCTATGTCGAGCCTGTACTTCACGCGATCGTATCTCGAAGTTTTAGTTGACTTCGATGAGCGATTGTTGAAGTGGCACTGGAAGCACCTCTCTGTCATCTTTGAGGAAAGCATGAGCTGGACACCCTTGGACTTCATCAAGAATGCGAAGTTCTGTACGGCTGTCCCTATGGCAGATTACCTCAATAGGCAACTCAAGAACCCCCGCCCACCTGTGGTGGATGGGGTTAAACCCTATTTCCGTGGACCGTTGAAAAGGTATCTTACCAACCGGATTAACACCGGGAGAGGCAGGAACCTTCGTCTGGCTTGGAGCATCCTACAAGGAGTTAAGCGTGGTTGTGCACCCGCTTCAGAAGAATATCTTCAGAGCGAGTACCGTTCCTACGCTGATTTACTTCGTGAGCCACCCTCCAACCCGTATTCCGACTATACTCGCTATTATAGTGAGATTTGGTCGGGACTCCGGGTGGTGCGTGAGACACAGAAGTTTTATCCTAGCAAGAGTGCCAAGCTGGGCTTTAATCGGTCTATTGGAGGAGGGGTCCAGGGAATGGTTAAGACAATGGATCTGGATTCAGGCTTGATAGACATGGTCGATACCGACAAAGGAATTGTTGAGAGACATGGGGTGAGTATCCCACCTCTCTCCGATCTCCTCGCTTCAGAAAGTGAGGAGCCCTGTACAGTCAGGGTCCAAGGACTTCTCGAACCTTTAAAGGTCCGTTTTATCACGAAGTCCCCATCGGTTCGGTCCTACGTCTGCAAGCCCATCCAGAATGCATTGTGGACTCACCTTAAAGATAGTGAGCCATTTGCTCTTATTGGCCACCCCATCCGCCGAGAAGATCTACAACGTTTGAAGATCAAGTCCTCGAGGTTCGACTTTGGCTCCAGACCCTTTTGGGTTAGTGGAGACTATAAGTCGGCAACCGATCGGATTGATCTCCGTCAGACTAAAGACGCACTTGAGTGCGCTCTTGCTGAGTTGTTACTTCACGATCAGATAGGGCTCCGACAGGCTGATGCCTGCCGGAGGGAGCTTTACGAGCAAACCATCACATTCCCAGAGCACCTCAAGATGGCTGATGTTCAACAGAACAATGGCCAACTCATGGGCTCTATCTTGAGTTTTCCTATTTTGTGTGTCATCAACCTCGCCGCATACTGGAGCTCTATGGAGGAATACTTCCAGAGGGAATTTTCCCTCCATGATCTTCCAGTTCTCATCAACGGAGACGATATAGGTTTCATGTCCAATGCAGAACATTACGCTATCTGGCAGCAAAAGATCCACGAAGTGGGTCTCAAGCTGTCGATTGGCAAGAACTACATTCACCCTACTTATTTCACAATTAACAGTGAATTGTGGAACATGCGTGATTTAACACAGGTAAATTTCTTCAACCTGGGTTGTTTCACAAACATGAACCGTAGGACAGGACGTGAGAGTACCAAAAGTCTTCCGTTAGGAGAGCTTTGGTCTGAAGTGCATGCTGGTGCATGTGACAAGAAACGCGCTTGGCGCCGTTTCGTGCACTACAACAAGGAGCAGATTCAAACAGCCACTCTAAATGGCAAGTTGAATCTTGGCCTTCCCTACACTGCCGGTGGTCTTTCCTGTTCCATACCCTGTGATTACAAGGTCACAGATGGACAGAAGAGACTGCAGCGGTATTGTGAGCAAGTCTACCGTAATGAGGGTAGAACACTCACGGGTGTTAAGGGTAAGAGCCATATGCTCCATAAGCATGCTAGACCGTATTTGATGCGGCTTTATGAAGGCACTTATGAGGTAATCTTGAGCTCAAATTTTGGGTATTTGGACCGTCGGATTCCAGTGGAACTCTTGGATTCACCCGAGGAAGAACTCATCCTCCCAGTGAAAATTCCAATTGAGAGCCACATGTCACCCTTCGGTCCGATTTTGGCATTGGATGAAGTAGAGAACAAATTCTCCTATCCATCCAAGAAGGATTTTAACCAGGCAAGAACATTTCAGCCTGGTGGTAATCCCAAGAACTTTTGCTTGACCAAGAAGGTCCCCATGGATAAGCGTTTTGTCATGGGGAAGGTCATAAAGGTGACTCCTTATTAATCACCCAAATTGGTTAGTTGAAGCGTATTCACGTGTTCCTGTAAAAGTTTCCAAGCTAAGGTCATTTCTGACCGGAATGCCAAGAGACTGCACGGGTGACGGTTCAATTCCGTTAAGGAGTTGAACAGTCCCAGAGCATACTGGCGCACCTGAATTTATGTCAAACTTAACCAAAGCAAAGTTCTTTCAAAGACCCTCAATGAAGGGTTTGCCAAAATCAGAGAAGGAGAGACGTTGGAGACAACACTTGATGTCCCTTGGTGGTGGTGGACCCCGCAATAACCGTCGACCCAGTCGTCGGAACAAAGCGAAC